GGATTAATTGATATAATCTATTCTCCAATTGATAAAGCAATTGCTTGGATTCAAGGGCTATTCAATTGGGGAAATCCAGAAGAACCATTCAAACTTTCCACAGTAGTTAAAGATGCTTTCAAACTTGCAAAGGATTGGATTGTAGGTCTATTCACTTGGGGATCAGAAGCTGGTAGCGGTGAAGATGGATCTTGGTCACTATCAACATTTATTCCAAACGCTTTTGCAGATGTAAAAACTTGGATAGTTGATAAATTTACTTTTGCTTCTGATATGGCAACAGAAGGCTGGACTAACTTAAAAGATTTTGCTCTTGGTAAATTTACCGAAGCTAAAGATTGGTTTATTAGTAAGCTTACATTTGCTTCTGATATGGCAACTGAAGGATGGACTAACCTAAAAGATTTCGTGTCAGGTTTATGGACATCAGTAAAAACTTGGATTACTGATAAATTAACTTGGGCTTCAGATCTTACGACTGAAGGATGGACTAACCTAAAAGATTTTGTATCTACCAAATTTACCGAAGCTAAAGATTGGTTTATTGGTAAGCTTACATTTGCTTCAAATCTTGCTACTGAAGGTTGGACTAGTTTAAGTGCATTTGTTTCAGGTAAATGGAATGAAGTTCATACTTGGATTACAGGATTATTCGACTGGGCAAGTGATGGTCTATCAGAAGGATGGACTAACCTTACTGATTTTGTTTCAGGTAAATGGACCGCGACGAAAAAGTGGTTTACTGATATGTTTAGCTGGTCTTCGAATGAAGATGATAAAGGTGTAGTCCAACAACTATTTGATTCTACTATTGAAAAGATAACTTCATTCTTTACAGGTCTATTTGACTTTTTGCCATCAATTTCTGAAATTAAAGAATCTTTACAAGGAATGCTTCCATCTTGGTTACAACCAGATTCTGTTTCAGACATGGCAAGTGAACTTGAGTCAGAAGGTGGAGTTACAAGAGAAGAAGTATTAGCAGCTACTACTGATGAAGCAAGAGCAGCTCTAGCTGCAAGAGCAGATGATAACTCTTGGACTTATGGCTATAATGAAGCTATGAGAGCTATTGAAGCTATCCAAGCTGCAGAATTAAACCGTGGCGGAATTGTTAAAGCACCAGAAACTGGCGGTCTTGCGGTTATGCATGGCGCAGAAATTGTTGCACCATTGGATTCACCACAAGGTAAAGTTCTAATGGCCATTAATGATTTGATGAATGCTAAAGCCGCAACCGGAACTGGTGAATATGGATCTCCATCTGCAGCTGCTATTGTTATGGGTGGTAATACTAATAAGTCAAACACAAACAACGTGAATACAACTAACTATACCATCCAGCAGGGAGTTACCCCAGACGACTTCCTCAAACGAGATTTTCTAAATTTCTCATACTAATAAAAAAGGGACCCGAAGGTCCCTTTTCTTTTTATTGGCCTGATGCCAATTTCTGGAAATAACTTAAGGTATCATCATCATTAGAAGATGCCGTTGATGTTTCCACTGGTTCATACGTTGGTTGTGATGGAGCTGGTGCTGGATCATCAAGTGAGACTGATTCAGCTGTAGTCATTACCATATCCTCTTGACCAAGAACACGGTTCAACTTAGTTTTCAGTTCATCATATGTTTTATAGTTTTTAGGATCGAGGAACTCCTGTAAACTATACAAGCGATTATAAACACCTTCTAGCTCATCATCATCTTGTGATAGAGCAGAGGCATTTGCAAACTCAGATTTATCATAGTTACGATAACCCGCAACTTGTTGAATCTTAAGTTTGAAATTCGCACCATCCCAGAAATCAAACGGATTTACTGGATCCTCATCAGCAAATTGTGGTTGCATAACATCCATAATCTTATCAAAGATTTTCTTACCAAACTTATAAAGGAATACTTTGCCTTCATTGTCTGGATTTCCTGGATCAGAAATAACTTGAATGTTAGACACATAATGTAAACGACGTTTACGATCACGTGCGATTTGCTTATCTTCTTCACGACCAGAATTCCACAGTACTGAATTCATTTCAGATACTGGATCGTTTTGACCAATTGAAGTAAGAGAGTTTTCGATATACCAAAGACCAGATGGACCTTGGAAACCATGATCCCAATAACGAACCCAAGGGAGATCCTCGCCCTGAGGTGCTGGAAGGAAACGAATTACTGCATAACCGTTACCAGCTTTATCAACTGTTGGCTTCCAAAAACGATCATCTACATAAGATTGTTTTTGTTGTTGACCACCACCTACAGCTTCAGCTGCTTTAGTAAGTGTATCGATAGAACTGCGGTTGCGTTTTAGATCTGCAAAAGACATATATTTTTCTCCGTATTTGCGTTGTATATTACTGAATTATCCACTTTATACATAATATTATAAACCATTTGTGTCCTTATGTAAATACCCTGAGAACAATATTTTTTGCTTTTTCAAGGTCAAAGCTTACAAATGATTTGTACTTACGAATCTTTCGTGAGACCTCTGGCCAAACGATAGTTTCCGTAATCTGTTTATCAGCATCTTTCATAAAACCAGTTAACTGGTCAATAATACATACTGACTCTATATTTATATCACCACGAATGTATGCAGTGATAATGGGAGGGTGTCCCCTTGATGCATCTAAGATCTGATCAAAGTTACCTTCTATAGCAACCTTATGCAAATCTTGTTCTAGCATATAACCCATTGATTGATTGCGCTTAAGCCACTCGGTATAGACTTCTTCGTTCTCCACCATTTCTCCTACCCATTTATTATCTGCAACAAAATGTGCGGCGTAATACTGAACTAGGTCAGATGCCGAATCAAACTTTTTACCTATTTTTGCAAAGAAGTATTTGTCTTTGCGCTTCCAAAACGACTGCGGTTTAGCAGAAGTCTTATAGTTATATTTGATAGCATCATATGAATCTGACTCAAAATGCAGTTTCATAGATTGATAAAAACGATATGCTTCAAAGGGTTCCATAATTCTCATATTGGTAATGTCGCGGTATTTGAATCTTTAATCATATTGTACTTAATAGCTTCAGCTTTAATTTTTTCCATAAGAGTTGGAGTAATTACTCTATTCACGTCTTCAACTGGAAACTCAAGTTCTTCGCATACTTCTAAAATCGCGTCAAGGTAATCCATATTAAATTTGAAAACTTTCTTTTCTACCATTTGAGAAAAACGTTTCTTTGTAAGTATTTTTCCTTCTAACATTGGTTGATTAGTTCCACCTATAATATTTGTGGGTACCGATTTGAGTTGTGTAGTTGAGCGTTTTAGCCCAAGTGGGGTTAACATATTTAGCATGATAATGAGTTGCGCCTTCCGTAATATCAATGTTGTTATACCATAAGGCCAAAGTTTCGCGAACTACTATTTGTACCTTGTCAATCAATTCTTCATTTACCATACGATCCGATCTACCATCACAATACCAGCTAAATTGGCACTGATGTCTTAAAGGGTTTCCTTTGGAATCAGTAGGACCTTGATAAACTACTTCGCAAATGCTATTTGGATACCGAGGATCATAAGTACGATTTAATACTACATTAGTGACTCCCATTACAGAAGCATAGCCATCTGATCTAGCTTCAAAATATCCATTTTGAATTAAGCATCGTAAATCTTCGGTATTAATTTCCTTTAAGCTTTTAGCATTTACCGGTCCAACGCTCGCAATAAGACACAATCCGAGTTGAGCCGCCCATTTGGTGAATTTGTTTTTGTAGTTAAAGTTTGCCATGTATTATCAATCTGCTTTATTGTTTTTGCCTGCACAATTGGAAGAACCTCTTCGGGTTTTCTCAATTTAATCTTACGGGATTGTTCATCAACGTTTTGCAATGTAGTCCCTTTTACTTCAAATCCTTTAGATGAATTAGAAATATATTCGGTAAGCTCCTTTGTTTTAACATTGAAGACATACAACCTCATAGCCCCAACAATAGTAATAGGCAAGATTGATGTCACCTTAAAGTCATTGCTATCTTTTAGATACTTAAGATTAGCAACTTGTTTATCGGCAGCACGTGGCTTTGGAGTACGAGTTTTACGAGTAGCTTTAGCAGATGCTTTAACTCTATCCAAATCCGCTATCATATCCTGAATTAACTTAATTCGACGACGAAGAGCTGGACGCTTAATATGTGAATAGCCTTCAACAGCTTGTTCACATCGCTTATGATACGCATCTTCATAATCCAATAGCCAACCTTCAAGACGCTTAAGAACTGGAGCAATGTGAGCATTACTTAGTCCATGCTTCTTAAAAGTTGTATACATATCAAATTCCGGCTCTTCGCCGTCAATCCAAGCGTCTTCCAAATCATCCAAGTCAGTCATAATTGTTTCTTGGATTTTATTGAAGAGACGTTGTTGAGGAGTAAGAACTACAATATTAGAAGTAGCATTTGCCTGAGCATCTTTTTCCTCAAGGATTTTTTTGCCTGAATCAATTAATTCAGAATAGAATTCTTTAATACGATTAATCGCATTTTTATAATTTGAAGGCAGAGTCAATTCAAGGTTAGTCCAATAAATTGCTGCTGCATGTAGTGAGTACATATAGAAATTGTACTCAGGATTTGCGAGAATAGCTTTGGCATCCTCTTTCGAAAAGTTAGCTTTTACAAAAGGTTTTGTAATTGCAGTAAGTTCTTTACGATCAACTTCCATATGAACATAGTATTTGAATTTTTCAAAACCATCGGACATCGGAGCTCCTGGTAAACCTGTTTTTGGTCTTGCACGAACTTTAACTTTTTTACGAGCTGCCATAGCTATTTCTCCTCAGTGAATATATTTATATACTATCACAAGTAACAACAAATGTAAACCCCTAAAGTGCATTATTTTAAAGAAATAATCCACTGATTTTTTTCTGAGTGGCGTTTATTAAAAAAAGATCCAATCATTCCTGGAAAAGTTTTATCGAGTCTTTCTTGTGGCATTAGCATTTGATATTCAAAAAGCTCTTTTGATTTAATTGGAGTTGTTGCTCCAAGTTTAACAACTTCACCAGTTTGGCGATTAGTTAGCTTTACTTTCGCGTCAATTGCATATTGACCTTTATCTAAAGTTGAATACACTGCTTTACCCATATAATTTTCTTTATATGTAAATGTAGAACCAACCTCAGTTGCTAGCATAACTGTTTTCATAATCTATCCTTTCACAAAATTTTTCACAGTTTCTACTTTAAAAGACCGCCAGTCTTGTAGACCAGTATCAAATACACGAAGAGCTTTTAATACGGTTTCAAGGCCTTCGCGTAATTCTGGAGTATCATCTCCCTTTGGACGTTTATTCTCTGGAATAAGATCCATATTTAAAGTGCATCGCATAACACGAGTGTCACCATTAACTTTTGTAAAGGTTACTTCACATTCACCACCACGTAATTCACGTAGCATATTTTCTTGAGTTAAATCCATACTGAAAACTCTCCTTACAAATGGTATAGACATTAGTTTCTTCTCATTGTTGCAAAATTTTTCGGATCATCTCCCCTTCCGACAGGGACGAGGTTTGATTTGTGCATTGTTGCGATTCCGATAATGTAGTCTCCTGAGTAGACTTGCTGTTCTTTTCTTTCACCATTCGCAGGTACGCAGTCCGACGTGCGGCTTGGATAATTCTTTGTCTCGCGGCGAAAGCTGGATTCTTTCGGTTCATAAGGTACAAACTCCTGTTTCTTTGGTTTTGCATCTGGATCAATGCCCATCTTAATTAACCAAGCTCGATGTTCAGCTTCGCGCTGTTTCCAACCTGGCTTTTTCTTTTGCTTTCGTTTGGAGCCATGAACTTGCACTCCACGAATCATATGCATACTCATAATTAGTTCCAATCGTTATCAAAACGAGTTGTTTCACGCATGGTTTCACCATAATACTTTTCAGCATACTTAGAAGCATCTGACCAGTGGTTATGGTTCTCATCCATTTTTTCGATTTCTTGATCATAAGCTTTTTGAACTTTTGCTCGACGAGGAGCTTCTACCTCATCAGTCCAGCGACGAACGACTGAACCCTGCGCTTTTAGCTTAGCGGTAAAAGCAGCTTGACGCTTTTTCTTCTCCGCGATTTGCTTGATTAGGGCCAAACGATCTGCTTTTTGCTGAGCTGTCATAGTCATATTTGTTTCTCCATCATTAAATATAGGTATATTCTACCACAACTTTCTGTGTTTGTAAACCCCTAAAATGCATTTTTTTGAAAAAAAGTGTAAATAAAAAACCCTTTAAAATCAATGGCTTATGATGAGGAGAAACGTAACCTATTGATTTTAAAGGGAAAAATAATTTGTAACAAATTGTATTTTTTTTACCTCTGGACTTGAACTATGTCATATGTACCTTCTGACAAGTTCCAAGCCTTCATTAGTTTAAGATACATTTCCGGCTTGAATGTAACTACATCGAACCGGTTTGTCTTTTCATTCCACTGACGAATATGGCAATAGTCATCATAGAGCAAAGCGCTTACATCTTCAAGTTCTCCTGTATTATCCATTATAGTAATACAGGTTTCATCTAAATCAAACTCTACAGTAATCATAGAGCTTCAACAGTCACTTTGTACCAAGTGCCAGATTTGTCTTGCACCTTAATAGTTTTCTTAGTAGACACCATGTATCCATCTTCGGGATGTAGATCCCATTCAACTTTATCTACGTAACGAACAAGAGAAGAATCACGATAACTATCTTCTCTCATATAGTTTTTGATTTTATCAGCAATGTAATCACAATATTGTAACATTATTTAGAGCTCTCCATAATGCGTTGTAAAAGATCGTCAACAATTGGTTTAACGGTTTCAAGATCTCCTTCTTGTTCTGCTGCTTCCATATGCATAATTTCTAAAAGAGTCACTGCCATAGCTCGATCATCTTCGGTAAGACAATAATCTAAAAGAAACTTGACTTCAGAAACAGTTTGACATGCCCAGAGCATATCACAAAGCTCTGCTTGTCGTGGACTCAATCCATGTAGTTGAATATTGCCATCTCCGCTCATGCTGCCTCCTCATATAGCTTTTTGATTTTGAGGCGATCTTCGAAGCCAACACCTTGCTTCCACATAAAGTAGTCAAAGTCATAAGAAAGGTCATCACCTTCTGCTTCAGCAAGAACTTCCACTGCACGATTCCATGTACAGTTCATAAGATCCATTACTTTACGAAGAGACTGGCGAAACTCATTCAGAGCGTTCTCTTCTTCAAGACGCTGCATTTCCATAGCGTCATCCAAGTCAGCAATTAAGCTATCCCATGTAGCTTGCTTCTGATCAGCGTTAAAAGCCGCCCACATATTCCACCATCCTTCACGAGGACGAAAGCCATAGGCTTCTTTATGAAGATCTGAGATGATAGTTTCGTCAAATGTATAAGTCATAATCGTTTCTCCTCATTGATTATATGTATATACTAACATACTTTGAAGTGAATGTAAACAGTTTTTTTCACTTTTTTTCAAAAAAGTTGCATTTTGTTATCGCTAACAATCTATACATAATTATGTGATAAATAAAGGAGATGATAAATGTGTTCACCATATATTCGCAAAGAAGCTAATCGATTTTATTGGATTGTGAAAGGAAAATTGATTGATGAATCTTGGTCGGATAAAGATGTTGAAGCAACTTATCATTCTTATATGAAACGTCTCTGGGGAAACCATGAGAATTGTGTTCATGAAGATGGATTTGAAGAAGCATGGAAGCGAAGAGAAGCAAGAAAAATGCTTCGACAGCAAAAGGATGAAATAGATTATGTTGCGAGGCTTGGTTATAATTAGTGCTCTGCTTTTAGCGGGTTGCAATACAAATCTATCACAAATTCCTAATAGTGTTTCTGTACCAACTGACTCTCCGGTTTTGACTGCTAGTCAAAAGATGGGTCTACACGAAGTGGAAGATAATGAGGAGCTGCGTTCTTTTCTTGGTATAGACCCATCAGTTACTGAATGGTGTGCTGCGTTTGTGAATGCTATATTGAAAGAGCATGATATTGAAGGTTCCTCTCCATATCCTCTTATGGCTCGTTCATTCCTAGACTGGGGAGTCTCTGTCGAAGAGCCTCAAGTTGGAGATGTTGTAGTTTTTCCAAGAGGAGATCAAGGATGGCAAGGACATGTTGGCTTTTATATTATGACCACCGCCGATGGTAAGTATTATTATATTCTTGGAGGAAACCAAGATGATAAAGTAACTATTTCTCGGTTTCCTTCGTCTTTGGCATTAGATATTCGGCGTAAAAACACATCGCCTTCTCGCCCTCAGTAAAATCTAAGGTTAGACTTCTCGCCGAAATCTGACATTTATCTAGACTATCATAGTCGTTATAGAAGGTAACTCGATTCTCTCCTTCTATCATACTCATTACGAATAATACCCACATTATTCTTCTTCTTTCTCTTCGATTTCTTTTGCTTTGAGCTCTTTTAATTCTGTGGTTAGACTAGCGAGCTCGCTCTCTAAGATAGAAATCTTCTGTTTAAGACTATTGTTTTGCTGCCATACATTCTGATCTATATTCTGTACTTCATTATAGACCATATAGACTATGATACCACCGACAGCTGTGATAGCACCTATAAAGTAAATAAACATTTCCATTTTATTCTGTATAACTCCTGTCTACTGCTGACGCATCCCATACCCATTCTTTATAGGTAGGATCTCCATAGACAACAACGTCTTTCTCTCCAACTTCGCTATCTACTCTTGCGTCGTTCCATTTGTGATAATAAGCTGGACCACCCCAAACTCGTCTAGCACGCAAATAAGTAGCTTCATCCATTCCAACATAGTGTACTGTACGATTCATTCTTTTCTCCTACTATAATATAATAACATAAACACTAGAGTAAGTACACAACTAATTACGTATTCTTCCAACATATTCTTCTCATACCAATAGACTATAGTATCTCCAAATAGAGCTACCCAGAGCATAGTAATGAAATATGCTATAAAGGGAGTAAGGAATACGAGTAATTTCAACACGGGTTTTTCACCATTTTTTTCCAGAGAAATTTTTTTATAGGGAAACACTATAAAACAAATCTGAGTTTTTCTGAGGCGGGCTGTCTATAATAGTATATAGTCTATTAGACCTGCAAGTAGGAGAAACACTCCTCCATATAGCATTCCTTTTAATAGTATATAGGTCACGAGCTCGTGCATGATTAAACCTTTCTTCACTGAATTACCGCTGGAGCCTTAGCCCCCGTAGAGACACCTGCCCTCATATCGCTCAATATAATGGCGGGCTGTCACATGAGGAAGTGCAGAGGTACCACTATACACATACTAATACACGTGCCTACGAGTGCACTCTGTATCGCTCTCCATAATATAACCTGATTCATAATAAACTCCTTACTGGATACGCCCCTAGTATCTCCAATATCCTCGCACGGACTTATTGACGTTGCCGCTCTGATTCTATCGAAACTAACAAAGGTGCTTTTAGCCGGCCGGGTCCTCTACACGGACGTATCCAGAAAAGAGTCTATGCTACTATATAGAGTAATACTCCTGTTACTAGTACAAAGTTCATGATACCTGATACGAAATCAATAAGTAAGCTTTTCATTATGCAACCTTTCCTGTCATCAACCATTCATATTCATCAGCCATAGCATCAAAGCATTCGTTAAGATAATCAGTAGCATAGAACGCTGATAGATCCATATGCAAGTCAGCTTCTACAAAGTTCCAGTTAATAGAGCCGTCAACGTTCTGGTTCTCAGGGTTGTCGATCGCTTTGTTAAAAGAATCGATTACGTCGTTCTTGATAGCTGATCCGTTTGGTAGTAACATGATATATTCTCCTTTTGATATAACTAGTAT